CTCAAACATTGGTAAAATAAATTTTTATAAATAAACTTACCATCAAAGATACTCATAAGGAGAAACCATAATGTATCTAACAGAAGAATTACAAAAAAAATGGGCACCAGTTTTGGACCATCCAGAACTATAGTCCATTAAAGACCCATACAAGAAAGCTGTTACAGCACTTGTTTTGGAAAACCAACAACGTGAAATGGCTGCTGCCGCACAACAGTTGAATGAAACTGCTGTTTCTGCTGCACCAACAAACGTTACAGGTTCTGGCATTTCTAACTACGACCCAATCTTGATTAGCTTGGTTCGCCGTGCATTGCCTAACTTGATTGCTTATGACGTTGCAGGCGTTCAGCCAATGACAGGACCTACAGGTCTTATCTTCGCAATGCGTGCTCGTTACGACACACAATCAGGTGGTCCATCAAATACAAACGAAGCTTTCTTCAACGAAGCAAATACAGAATTCTCTGGTGCATTGTCTACATCTAACCCATACGGTTTCCGTGGTAACAACGCAACTGACATCCGTACAAGCCCTGTTCAAGACTTGACTGCTAACCACTATACAACTGGTATCGCAATGTCAACATCTACAGCAGAAGCTTTGGGTGCTGATACAGATAGTCCTTTCAAACAAATGGCATTCTCAATTGAGAAAGTTACTGTTACTGCACAATCACGTGCTTTGAAGGCTGAATACTCTCTAGAACTTGCACAAGACTTGAAGGCAATTCATGGCTTGGATGCAGAAACAGAGTTGTCAAACATCCTTTCTACAGAAATTTTGTCTGAAATCAACCGTGAAGTTATCCGTACAATCTATACAACTGCTGTTGCAGGTGCTCAATACGGCACTACAACTGCTGGTGCATTTGACTTGGACACAGACTCTAACGGTCGTTGGTCAGTTGAACGTTTCAAAGGTTTGATTTTCCAAATCGAACGTGATGCTAACGTTATTGCTAAGCAAACTCGTAGAGGTAAAGGTAACGTGATGATTGTATCATCTGACGTTGCTTCCGCTATGGCTATGGCTGGTGTTCTACAGTACACTCCTGCATTGTCTGCTGACTTGCAAGTTGATGACACTGGTAACACATTTGCTGGTATGTTGCACGGTCGTATCAAGGTCTACATCGACCCATACTTCGGTGGTTACACATCTAACCAAGAATTGGTTACAATCGGTTATAAGGGTTCTTCTCCTTATGACGCTGGTCTATTCTATTGCCCATACGTTCCTCTACAAATGGTTCGTGCAGTTGACCAGTACACATTCCAACCAAAAATTGGTTTCAAGACTCGTTACGGCATGGTTGCAAACCCATTCGCAAACGGTCTTGCATCTGGCAACGGTGCATTGAACCCACGTACAAACGTGTACTACCGTATCTTCCAAGTTAAAAACTTGATGTAAGATAAAAAGTCACCGCAGAGTGATATTTTAAGACCACCTTCGGGTGGTCTTTTTTTTGGCTCCTAAATACTGATAGAGGAGATAAAATGACAGCACTAAACAGAAGTCCTGAAAATACAAACCTATTACAACCAACAAAGTTCTTGTTGACGTTTGACAGAATTAGAACCACACAATATTTCTGCCAAACAGTTAATCTTCCTGGTGTAAGTTTGGGTGAAGTAAGTAGGGCAACACCATTCTTGGATATGTTTTCACCTGGTACTAAACTAACATACGATCCATTGGTCGTAGATTTTATATTGGATGAAGAACTACAGGGGTGGAAAAATCTGTATGATTGGATGCTAACTATGGCTGATCCAAATGGATTTGAAAAACGTGATGGTGGTAGAGAACTGCAAATGAATAAACATTTTTCAGATGCCACGTTAAGTATACTAAGTGGTTTGAATAACCCCTTATTGAGAATACAATATACAAATTTATTTCCATTAAGTATTAGTGATATTAGATTTGACACCACACAATCTGCGGATACAATAATGACCGCAACGGCAACATTTAGATATCAATCATACACATACTTGACAGTTTAATCATTTTGTGTTATAATGTTTTGAATAGATAGAATCACATTAAGTTGTTGATTCTAAACAATAATTTGATATATTTGAATAGATATGGAAACACTTGAACAAGTTTTAAAAATGTGGGAATCGGATGCGGTTATAGACCAAACCGAGCCATCTAAAGAACTATTAAACATTCCCAAATATCATAGTAAGTATCTTGGCATTCTTACTAAACATAAGATTGCATCAAAGAAAGCACACTTTGATTATCTACGTATGCGTAAAGTAAAGTGGGAATACTTTACTGGTAAAATGTCCGAAGAAGAACTGGAACAATACGGATGGGAACCATTTCAGTTTGCACTCAAATCGGATATCAATACTTACCTAGAAGCAGACAAAGACCTTATCAAGTTACTTGAAAAGAAGGTCTACCACGAAGAAGTTATTTCTGTAATCGAATCGGTGTTAGCAGAACTTAAACAAAGAACGTGGCAGTTAAGAGATTTTATCTCTTGGGAGAAATTCGTTGCAGGCCAATGAACACATTACAATAACCAAGGTAAACGAGGTCTACGGCAAAGTGGTTTGCGAACGCCACGTTGCAAGGGAACTGTCAGAATACTTCACGTTCTTTGTACCTGGTTATCAGTTCGTTCCAGCCTATCGGAATCGCATTTGGGATGGTAAGATTCGTCTATTCAATCTACAGACCAGTCAACTATATCTTGGACTAGTTCCATACCTTACAGAATTTTGTGATGAACGTGAGTATGCATACTCGCATGACCTGATTGAAGATGAATATTCTGTGTATCATGCACACAAGTTCTTTGATACTTTGAATCTACATTCAAGTGGTAAACCAATTGGTGTCAGAGAACACCAACAAAATGCGTTTATCGAAGCAATACAAAAACGTAGAACCTTATTGTTGTCACCAACCGCATCAGGCAAATCACTTATCATATACTTGTTGTTTAGACAATTATTGGATTATCAAGACCTGAAAGGCTTAATTATTGTACCGACAACATCATTAGTAGAACAGTTGTATACGGACTTCCAAGATTATTCAAGTGAAAATGGTTTTAATGTTGAAGATAATGTACACAGAATCTATCAAGGTAAAGATAAAGTAACTGACAAGAAACTTACAATATCTACTTGGCAATCATTGTACAAACTTCCACCAGAGTATTTTCAACAGTTCGATTATGTGATTGGTGATGAGGCACATTTATTCAAGGCACAGTCTTTAACATCTATACTGACAGCCTGCGTTAATGCCAAATACCGAGTTGGTCTTACTGGAACTTTGGACGGAACCAAAACACACAAACTGGTATTAGAAGGTTTGTTTGGACCAACTAAAAGGGTTATCACCACCAAAGAGTTGATTGATAAGAAACAACTATCTCCATTTAATATAAAGTGTTTGGTGTTGAAACATTCTGATGAGATTTGTCAAGAAATGAAAGACAAGTCTTATCCAGATGAATTGAAATTTCTAATTGAATCCGAAAATCGTAATCGTTTCATTCGTAACTTAGCCGTAAGTTTAAACAAGAACACGTTGGTGTTATTTCAAATGAAGAAACATGGCAAATTACTTTACGAAATGATTAAAGAAAAGGCAGTTGGTCGAAATGTATTCTTTGTTGATGGTGACGTTGAAACGGATGTCAGAGAAGAAATACGTAGACTCATGGAGATATCTGAAAACGCCATCTTTGTGGCATCGTTTGGTACAACAAGTACTGGTATCAACATCAAGAACTTACACAATATTATATTCACATCACCATCAAAATCGAGAGTTAGAAACTTACAATCTATTGGCCGTGGATTAAGGCAATCTGATAACAAAGAAATTGCAACACTTTATGATATTGCAGATGACCTTAGAATCAAAAAACACACAAACTTTACTCTGCAACATTTCGTTGAAAGAGTGAAGATATATAATGAAGAACAGTTCTCTTTTAAGATTTACAATATAGGACTAAAAAATGGCAGTTAAAATTTTACGTTTAAAAGATGGTCTGGATATAATCTGTGACTGCATTTTTGAAAGAGATAACAAAGTGGTGATTGACAATCCCATGTTGTTTGAACTCAGAGGCATGAATCTGGTACTACAATACTGGTTACCAATGGCCGTAATGAAAGGTGAATCTGTTGAAATGGGAATGGAAAACATTCTCTGCACGATGGATCCAACCGAAGATTTTGAAGAATACTATTCAACATCTATCATTAGATTGAAAGACTCTGAGAGGAAAGAAAGAGAAGTGGATCTCAATGATGAGATACTAGCTGCTTTCGAAGAAAAGGAAATTGGTAAATCCTTAATACATTAATATCAAAGGGGGACACCGTGGACTATATCATATGTCAAGCCCTTTGTCAACAACTTTTTATGGTACATTTGAATGAGTAAACAAAAACATTATATAAACAATGCAGACTTCCTAAAGGCACTTGTCGATTACAAGACCAGATGCGTAGAGGCCGAACAGGCTGGCAAACCAAAACCAAACATTCCCAACTACATTGGTGAATGCTTTATGAAAATTGCCGAAGGACTATCACACAAACCAAACTTCATCAACTACACTTACCGTGACGAAATGATTTCCGATGGTATTGAAAACTGTTTGATGTACTTTGAAAACTTTGACCCGTCTAAGTCAAATAATCCATTTGCCTATTTTACCCAAGTTATCTACTTTGCATTCCTACGCAGAATACAAAAAGAAAAGAAACAACTATACGTCAAGTACAAGGCCACAGAGATGTATGGTATTCTGGATGAATTCGAAATGTTAGAATCGGAAGATGGTAGTACCAAACAATTCGAACTATATGAGAATATCGCAGAGTTCATTGAAACATATGAGGATGCCAGAAAGACCAAGAAGGCTGGCAAAGACGCTGCAAAGAAACCGAAAGGGCTTGAAAAATTTATTAAGGAGTGATATAATGAAAATTGGATTTACTTGTTCCACTTTTGATTTGTTCCATGCTGGGCATATTATAATGCTTAAGGAAGCCAAACAACAGTGTGATTATCTTATAGTTGGATTACAAACTGACCCCACTATTGATAGACCAAAAGAAAAGAACAGACCAGTTCAAAGCATTTTTGAAAGGTATGTACAACTACAGGCCTGCAAATATGTGGATGAAATTGTGGTATATGCCACGGAAAAAGACCTAATGGACATATTGCTTTCTTATGCAATTAATGTTAGAATCTTAGGTGATGAATATGAAAACAAAACTTTTACTGGTAGGCAAGAGTGTATCAGTAAGGGTATAAAATTTTACTTTAACAAACGTGAACACACCTTCTCAACAACAGAGTTGAGGCAAAGGGTGGTGGATGCAGAAGCAGAAAAGTTGATGAAAAATATAGTATGAAAGTTGCGATAATTACTGACCAACATTTTGGTGCCAGAAACGATTCAACATTGTTTTTGGATTTCTTTGAGAAGTTTTATAAAGAGACTTTCTTTCCAACCTTGGTAAAAGAAAAGATTGATACCGTACTTATTCTCGGTGATACATTTGACCGTAGAAAGTATGTTAACTTCTTCTCGTTGAAACGTGCCAAACAAATGTTCTTTGACCCTTTGTTTGACTTAGGTATTCAAGTGCATATGTTGGCCGGTAACCACGACACATACTTTAAGAATACCAATGATGTTAATTCAGCAGATTTACTTCTTGGTGAGTATGGTATTACACTAAATGTTATTGACCATCCAACCGAGATATATGTTGGGCCACATAAGATTTGTATGATGCCTTGGATTTGTCCTGAGAATTATGAAGATTCTTTAAAGACACTAAAAGAAACCGATGCAAAGTTTTGTATGGGTCATTTTGAAATTGCAGGCTTTGCCATGTATCGTGGTATGCCATCTGAGGGAGGGTTAGACCGTGGAATTTTTAGGAAGTTTAGTCACACTTTTAGTGGTCATTACCATCACAAATCTTCTAGTGATGATATCTACTATTTGGGAAATCCATACGAACTTACTTGGCAAGATTATAATGACCCTCGGGGTTTTCATTTGTTTGACTTGGATTCTCACCAACTTGAATTCATAGAAAATCCAAACAAGATGTTCCATCGTATCATTTACGATGACAAAGAACAATCCATCAAAGAGATTGATGGAAAAGATTTGAAGCCATACACAAATACCTATGTCAAAGTGGTTGTAATTAATAAAAACAATCCGTATTTGTTTGACAAGTTCATGAATAACCTGTATAATGTAAACCCAGCAGACATTACAATTGCTGAAGATTTTACAGAATTGGAAGATGGTGATGAAGTCATTGATGAAGCGGAAGACACACTTACCATATTAAACAAGTATGTTGATGGCATTACAGAAGAAAGTATTGACAACGACAGGTTAAAAACATTATTGAAAGAACTCTACATAGAGGCATTGAATACTGAACAAGCATGATTTTATTCCAAAAGATTAAGTGGAAGAATTTTCTATCCACTGGAGCACATTTCACTGAAATTGATTTTACCAAGTCCAATAACACATTGATTATTGGCCACAATGGTGCAGGTAAGTCCACAATTTTGGATGCATTATGTTTTGGTTTATTTGGTAAACCTTTTCGTAAGATAAACAAACCACAATTACTCAACTCTGTCAATGGTAAAGAGGCAGTCGTTGAAGTTCATTTCAATATTGGCCAAAAGAAATACAAGGTTATTCGTGGTATTAAACCAAATGTATTTGAAATTTATCTGAACGATGTATTGCTGAACCAAGATGCAGCTGCAAAAGACTATCAAGAGATACTAGAGAATAATATTCTCAAATTAAATTACAAGTCCTTCACGCAGGTTGTCATTCTTGGTTCAGCATCCTTTGTTCCATTCATGCAGTTATCGGCATCAGACCGCAGAGCAATCATTGAAGACCTACTAGACATTCAAATCTTTTCCTCGATGAATAATGTTATCAAAGAGAAGAACTCGGCCATCAAAGAAGAATTGAATAAAGCCAAGTATGCAATTTCTCTTACCGAAGAAAAGATAACTCTACAAAAACAAAACATCGAAGAACATAAAAAGAACCATGATGCGGAGATTAAACGCAAACTGGACGAAATTGAAAAATCAAAGACACAAATGAGTACACTGCAAGGTGATATTCAGTTGATTAATAAACATATTACGGTATTACAAAATAAGGTTGGTGATAAGAAAGAAAAATTGGACAAAAAGTCCAAGAGTTTGTTTCAAATCAAAGGTAAAGTACAAACTAATATTGACCGAAATCAGAAGGAGATTGACTTCTATGAAAACAACCACGATTGTCCAACATGTAAACAATCCATTACACCTGAGTGGAAAGATTCTCAAGTACAAGAAAAGTCTGAGAAAATCACTACACAAAAAACCGGATTGGTTGAGATTGAACAGGAACTAAACAAAGTAACTACCGAAATCAAATCAATAACAGATATACTTTCACATATCAGTGAACATAATGGTGAAGTTATTAAACATACTTCTACTATATCCGCAATCAATAATTACATCTCCAAGTTGAATACTGAGATTGATGAGTTGACTAAGAAACAAACTAACACAGAAGGTAGTGACCAAAAGTTGACTGAACTGAATGCTTCACTGGAAGAACACCGTAAATCCTATGAAGCCAGTTTGACAGAAAAACATTACCATGAATTTGCAGGCACGTTATTGAAAGATGGTGGCATTAAGACACGTATTATTAAACAATACTTGCCAATTATGAACAAGTTGATTAACAAGTACCTGAAAGCCATGGACTTCTTTGTTAACTTTAACATCAACGAAAACTTTGAAGAAACAATTAAGAGTAGACACCGTGATGATTTCTCTTATGCGAATTTTTCGGAAGGTGAAAAGATGCGTATTGATTTGGCACTATTGTTTACTTGGCGACAGATTGCCAAACTAAAGAATAGTACGAATACAAATTTGTTGATACTTGATGAAGTGTTTGATTCCAGCCTCGATACTGTAGGCACTGAAGAATTTCTGAAGTTGATACAAGAAATGGGTGCAGATACAAATGTATTTGTTATCTCACATAAAGGCGACCAACTGTTCGATAAGTTCCGTTCGGTTATTAAATTTGAAAAGAAAAATAATTTTTCAAGGATTGCAAAATGAGTACAGAAGATATTGTCTTATATGACACGCAAGATACAATTAAAATTACACCAACAGCAACAGAAGTCGAAACGTTTGATTTGGTACCGCCTGACCATCCGGCACTTTACAAGGTTCTACCAGAGTTTGACTTTGAAAATGCGCCAATCAATCCAAATAGTTTTGCATCCACATTGGTAGAAACTTGTAAGAAACACCATGGTATTGGACTATCTGCCAACCAATGTGGTTTTGAGTACCGTGTTTTTGTTATGGGTGCCGGTGAAGAATATGTGGCATACTTTAATCCAAAAATCATTTCTTCCGAAGGAGAAGTACACATGGAAGAAGGTTGCCTTTCATTTCCATTTCTAAATCTCCGTATTACCAGGCCATCAAGAGTGGAAATTGAGTACCAAGATTTCACCGGCGAAAAACGTACCAAAACTTTTGATGGTATATCTGCAAGATGTTTTCTCCATGAGCTTGACCACATGAACGGAATCGTGTATACTAGTCGTGTAAAACCACTTGCGTTACAATTTGGTTTGAAAAAGTTAAATAAAATCCAACGCAAGTATTTCAGTCCAAAGAAAGCTAAAAGAACTTAATGGCCACACCTATAGATTATGTTGATGCTCAGTGGGACAAATGGCAGGTACTAAATGATCCTGAACGTTTCGAACATATTGACACTGAGCAGTTGAAAGAGATACTGATTAAGGACCTCACATATGCATCTCAAATGGATGTACGTGAGTATACCTTATATCAAAAGTGGTTAGAAGTGCATGAGAAATATCCAACTAGAACCATCAGTACATTGTTTGATGAAGAAGTACAACTAGTGGATGTTACACAAAAGAAACTGGTCGAAAAGGTTAAAAAGAACTTTTGGATGCCAGAGGGTCCAGATGACTATGAAAAACTAAAACCTAAATTGGTCTTGTCTAACGGTCCTTTGGCAGAAACGTGGAACACAGTACGTACATTTTCTTCTACGATGAAGAATAACTCTAACATTGGCCGCAATCTTTATTACACTGTGGTTGATGAAAACACCGACAAGTATCTTGGTGTTATCTGTATATCATCCGACTTCTTGGACTTGACTCCAAGAGATACAGCAATTGGTTGGCCACGTGATGTTAAAACACAACAAGGCATGATTAACCATACTGCAATCGGTTCTACAATCGTTCCACTACAACCACTTGGTTTCAATTACATGGGTGGTAAATTGTTGGCATTATTGTGTCTTGCTGACACTGTACAAAATGATTGGAAAAGACAATATGGAGACGTTCTTGTTGGAGTTACAACTACTTCCCTTTATGGCAACACTAAGTCCAATGGTCTATCTCAGTATGATGGCCTTGAACATTGGAACAAAATGGGTTTCTCTAGTGGTTCGGTTGCTTTTGAACCGTCCAGAAAAACCAGAGCAATGATTTATGATTGGGTAAAAGAGAATCATACACGCAAATATTTTGAGTGGTGGGAAGCCAAGAATCAAAAAGGTCTTCCATTAAAACGTGACCACAAAAATCGTACATTAAATTTTGCGTATGGTAAGTTAGGCATTCCAAAAGAACTTATCCGTACCGAACATCAGAGAGGTATCTATTTCTCACCTCTCTATAACAACACCAATGAATACCTCCGCAAGGAGATTGGTGATGAACAACTGGTCAAATCATTTGATACCAGTGAAGAAACCTTGACGCAAATTTGGAAAACCAAATATGCCAAAGGTCGTATATCAATGTTGAAGAAAAAGAATAATGTATCTTATGAATCATTGTTCTATGATGACTTGATATACCTGTCTTGGGAAGAAACCAAGGCGAAGTATCTACCACAAGTTGGTAGATAATAGTTTATGTTCGCATTAGTGAACATTTTATCAACAACAATTCGGAATGTTTCCGAAAAGGAGTAAACATGAAGCTAGTATTAGATACTAAAAAATCACTCGACCTATGTCCACCATACTATCCAAAAGGTGTTAGGTTCATTAAACGTATTGTTTCAAATCGAAACGTAGTGACATATCCATTATCAAACAATCCAAGGGAAGATTGTGTTATTTGGACACAAATTCCACCATTGAAAGATTCGTTTACTGTCAATGGTTATGACCATACAGTTTCACCACCTACAGTCAAAGTTGATCCTGATAATAAAGGTCGATACATTGGTCTGACTGGATATCATCGTGATGCTGCAGCGACACAATTGCAAATCGAAAGTATGATTTATGATATTTTGGAATTTGATTCACCTTTAGATGAATTGATTCATAGAACAGTTTCCAATCAACATCGTTTACCGTCTTTACCTAACACTAAAGATGATATCATTAAACAAGTGCAAGAAGCAGTTGCTAAAAATTACATTACGAATGATGATGATTCTGTGAAAAGGCTTATTGATATATTAGCAGATGACAAAACATCGTCTATCAAGAAGGCTATCTTTGTCGCATTTCGTAAACGTTGTCAACTTCCAGGTGCAACAATACAATCATATCATACACAAGGTGGAATATCTTCAACTGAAGAATTCGCCGAAAAGAATGGAATTCCTTTTGGTGGTGATAAGAAGTTTGCATCTACAAAAAAGTTGGGATATATCACCGGAATCAATACACCAAAAACAACTTTGTTTGATGCGAAATTGACCTCTATTGAATATGATGGACAAGATGTAGAGATGTATGCATGGATACAAAAAGGTGCCAAACAGGCTCCTGGTATCTACGCACAAAGAAAATCTTTTGAAAATTCTTTCAATAAATTTATCGAAAATGATTGTAAATCTATACAAGCTTTAGTTAAAAAATGTGGTTACGACATTCCATTATCTTTGTTGGTTGCAAACCATCCAATTAAATTTAAAGGATTCTTATCACAAGATATCACTCCGGATCCACTTAACGGTGGAAATCCAAAAGAATCTGGTGTGGTTGATATGAATGGTAATAAAATCATTTAATATCATTACTACCACGGACACACTTGACACACACACTAAGTAATAGTATAATGTGAACACTTGCGAAATGCAAGACTTTTGTTTTTAACTTTGTCATTAGGAGATTATTATGACTACCAAAATTTCTGCGAAAGAAAAAATCCTCAATTATTTGAGCAAGACTGAGGGTTACAACACCCTTTCCACAGCACAAGCTCGTGCTCGTTTCGGAATCCAAAATGTTTCCGCACGTATTGATGAGTTGCGCCAAGATGGCCATGTCATCTACACCAACACCAAAACACGTGGTGATGGTTCTAAGGTATCAGTATACCGTATGGGTACACCAACTAAAGCAATGGTTCGTACCGCACTTAAAGCTGGTTACAGCTTCAGCGCTTAATATTAAGCTAATAGGGATCCGCCATGGATCCCTATTTTTGTTTTGGAGAGAAAATGGAAATTTCAATTAAAAAAGAAGAACTTCAGAAGAAAAGTATTTTCGTTGCTACACCTATGTACGGCGGCATGAATCATGGACTTTATGCCAAGGCATGTCTTGATTTACAAGCACTCTGTATGCAATATGGTGTTACAGTGAAATTCTCATTTCTTTTCAATGAGTCTTTAATTACACGTGCTAGAAATTATCTTGTTGATGAATTCTTGCACCGTTCGGATTGTACACACATGTTGTTTATTGATGCTGATATTCACTTCAATCCACAAGATGTTATTGCCTTGTTGGCCTTAGACAAGGATGTTATTGGTGGTCCTTATCCTAAGAAAGCGATTAAGTGGTCATCAGTTAAGAAAGCATTGGCTAAAAATCCAGATATGGAAGCAAGTGCTTTAGATAAAGTTACTGGTGATTATGTTTTCAATCCAGTAAGAGGCACAGATAAATTTAGTGTTGCCGATCCACTTGAAGTGTTGGAAATCGGTACCGGTTTTATGATGGTTAAACGTGAAGTTTTCCCTAAGTTTGCAGAAGCATTCCCACATCTACGTTACAAACCAGACCACGTTGGTCAAGCCAACTTTGATGGTTCACGTTACATTCATGCGTTCTTTGATACGTTGATTGACACCAAAGACTCTCCAACAGGCGGTGGTTCAGACCGTTACTTGTCAGAAGATTACATGTTCTGTCAACTGTGGCGCAAGATTGGTGGTTCTATTTGGTTGTGTCCTTGGATGCGAGCAGACCATATCGGTACCTATCACTTCAAAGGTGATATGCCAGCAGTAGCAAATTACGTTGGAGAAATGTAATGATTGTTGGTTTACTTGGATTCATTGGTTCAGGTAAAGGCACTGCCGGTGACATTCTTAAAGACCTTGGCTTTACTCCTGTGAGTTTTGCCAAAGGTGTTAAAGATGTTGCCGCAGAAATGTTTGGTTGGCCACGACACCTATTAGAAGGTGATACTGAACAGTCCAGACAATGGCGTGAACAACCAGATAAATTCTGGTCAGAAGAATTTGGTCGTGAGTTTACACCAAGACTAGCACTACAATTAATGGGTACAGAAGTTGGTCGTGATGTGTTTCACGAAGATTTTTGGGTTATCAAACTCAAAAACTACATCAAAAAAAATCCAAACCAAAATTTTGTTATTACTGATGTTCGTTTCCAAAATGAAATCGAATTTGTACATAAACAAAACGGAATTCTAATTGAGATACAACGTGGAGTTACACCACATTGGTATGAAATTGCCGGCAAGGCAAACCGTGGTGACTGGAAAGCGGAAGACTTTATGTTAAAACAATCTGGTGTACACGAATCTGAGTGGCGTTGGATTGGTGGTTATATTGACCATCAAATTGACAACACTAAAACTTTAGAAGATTTGAAAAATAATATGATTAAATGCTTGACAACCTCCTATGGTCCAAGTATAATGAGTGAATTGAAACAAGGAGTATCGTAATGAAATTATCTAATGAGACCTTAACGGTTCTTAAAAACTTTGCCAACATTAATCCCGGCATTGAGTTTAAGACTGGTAAAAAATTGACAACTATTTCCGCAACAAAGACTGTGCTTGCTAAAGCCGGCATCAAAGATGATTTCCCACAGGATTTCTGCATCTATGATTTGAACCAGTTCTTGTCTGTACAATCACTATACAAAGATGGTGAAATTGATTTTGATGACAAGCATGTTATCTTCAAAGTTGGTCGTAAGAAACTAAACTACCGCAAGACTGCAAAGAGCATGATTGTAACTCCACCAGATAAAGAATTGACTTTGCCTTCCGTTGATGTATCTTTCACATTGAAAGAAGAAGAACTTGCTTCTATCCTAAAGACTGCAAGCATTCTGCAATCACCAAATATTGCCATCATGTCCGATGGTGAAAAGATTTCTATCACAACCTGTGATGCAAAAGACAACTCTGCACATACCGACTCAACAGAAATTGCTGATGGTAATGGTAAGAAGTTTAAGGCTTTGTTTTTGACAGAGAACTTTAAAATGATTTCAGGTTCTTATGAAGTACAAATTTCTTCTAAAGGTTTGTCATACTTCAAGAACAACAAAGAAGATATGGAATACTGGATCGCCATCGAAGCCAAAGAATCTGACTTGTCATTCGGAGAATAATATGACTAAAGTAAATACATTGTTTGGTTCTTTTGATGAAGACCAATTGAAAAAACTTAAAGGTTATGTTGATGAGATGGTGTTGCATATGCAGAGAAACCAATCCAACAATGATGCAATTAAAGATATTGTGGATATCACTAACGAAGAATTGAAAGTCCCTAAAAAGATTATCAAACGTATGGCAAAGACACAATTCAAAAATTCATTTCAAACTGAAGTGGCAGAATCAAAAGAGTTTGAGGCTCTATTTGAAAGTATGAATGAGGTGAAGTGATGGGTGAAATTAGAACATGGACAGACCGAAACGTATACATTGCTGTTTTGGAAAAAGAAATTCAAGTTTTAAAAACTCGTTATAATCCAAATGAAGAAGGCACCGGCCACTTCAACACAACAATTTCTGTATTAGAAAAACGTGTTGAAGAAATCAAACAAGAGTTGAACTGGCCATTTCCAGATGCAACAAACTGAAATACAATTCTTTTATCCTTTAACGGAACAAACTTCGTTAGAATTGGATTTCACTCAAACTGAACAATGGATTGCAGAGTGGCAAAAGAGACAATGGAATACTACTACACTTAGTGGTAGTTTATTGATTAGTAATGGTGGTACAGGTGTCACCAGTTGGACAGGTGCTACCAGTTCGTATCAAACCGAGTTTGTTATAAGACCTAGTGAAAAGAATGTTGGCAAGTGGGAAATCACAGACCATATGTTTGTGTATAGACGCACTAAGCCAAATGCAGTCGTAAGATTTTTTGCCAAGTTACTGCTTGGCTTTAAATGGCATGACGAAATTTAATTATATTATGGAGAATTTGAATGTCACACATTTTATGGGTGGAGAAGTATCGTCCTAAAACCATCGAAGATTGTATTCTTCCTGATGGTATCAAAGCAACATTTCAGGAGTATGTAAACCGCAAAGAGATTCCTAACCTCTTATTGTCTGGTTCTGCTGGTGTTGGTAAAACTACAATTGCAAAAGCACTTTGTGAAGAAGTCGGTTGCGATTACATTATGATTAACGGTTCAGACGAATCGGGTATTGATGTTCTACGGAACAAAATCAAGAACTATGCATCATCTATGTCCCTGTCAGGTGGCCGCAAGGTCGTTATTATTGACGAAGCGGACTATCTAAATCCAAATTCAACTCAACCTGCCATGCGTGGTGCGATTGAGGAGTTTGCATCTAACTGTTCTTTCATCTTCACATGTAACTTTAAGAACAGAATCATTGACCCAATACATTCTCGTTGTACCGTTGTTGACTTTAAAATCAATGGCAGTAAACAAAAGATGGCAGCATCCTTCTTCAAACGTGTTGAGTGGATACTTGAACAAGAAGGAGTTACTTATGATAAGCAAGTGGTTGCTGCCGTTATCACGAAACATTTTCCTGATAATCGCCGTGTTCTTAATGAGCTTCAGCGTTATAGTGTTAGTGGCACAATTGACAAAGGTATTCTTGCATCAGTTTCCGATGTGCAGCTAAATGAATTGGTGTCTTCACTTATGAACAAGGACTTTGCTTCTTGTCGTAAATGGGTGACAAACAACCTTGACAATGACGTTACAAGAATCTTCAGAAACATCTATGACGGCCTTTATGAAAAGTTGAAACCAAATTCTGTGCCACAAATGGTACTAATCTTGGCTAAGTATCAATATCAATCAGCCTTCGTTGCAGACCATGAAATCAATTTGATTGCCTGTCTGACAGAAATTATGGTCGAATGTGAATTCAAATGAGTCCGTTCGATTATGCCGATTACATCCTGAGAAAGAAGGTACCGGATGGTGAATTGGACTTCAAAGATTATGCACCTTTCCTAATCAATAGGTCTTTGTCCAACCACTTAGATTGTGTCTTGTACGCCAACGACATGAACCTGTGGCCAGGAATCGACAAGGACATGCAATACCAGTATCTTCTAAATAGTATCAGGCCTATGAAACGTAAGTTCGTTCCGTGGCAAAAGGCCGATTCTGAGAAGGATATTGAGTGTGTGAAAACCTATTTTGGGTATTCGAACTCCAAGGCCAAAGAGGCCCTACGTATCCTCACCGATGAACAAATCGCTGATATAAAAACAAAAATAGATACAGGCGGAGTGAAGAATAATGATAGAAATTAAAGACTTAGTTGAAGTGACATTGGATGACAAAGATGATTTTTTAAAGGTACGTGAGACACTGACCCGTATTGGTGTTGCCTCTAAGAAAGACCAGACACTGTACCAATCTTGCCACATTCTCCACAAGCGTGGACAATACTATGTGGTACATTTCAAAGAACTATTTGCCTTAGATGGCAAACCAACCGACATTACCGAAAACGACCTATCACGTAGGAATGCCATTGCAAACCTATTGGAAGATTGGGGTTTGGTAAAGATTGTCAACAAAAAACAAACCGAGGTGCCACCACCTATCTTCTTGTCACAGATTAAAATATTGTCACACAAGGAAAAGAATGACTGGCAACTTACACCAAAGTATAACATTGGTAAAAAACCGAACGGTTCTTGACAACTAGTATAAATACTGATATAATGGTTCCCAGGGATGGGAAATAAGGTGCTCCACCTACCTTAGGAGCGTACTAAAACGGGCAAACGTATTGTCACTGGAGAACGTAACCAGTACCTAACCGATACGCCTTCGGGGTGTCAAATTTTTAATCTCGCTTTTAGGAGAAACACATGACAAATCTTATGAAAGATTTTTTCACGGCCGACAAAATGTTCAGCCAAATTCAACCATTCAGTGTAGGATTCAATGACACATTGGAACTTATGCGTGAAGCAGCAACGGCAGCTGCAACAAAAGCCGTAGCATATCCTCCATACAACATCAAACAGGTAAAAGAAAACAAGTATGTCATTGAAATGGCAGTTGCTGGTTTTGCTAAGTCTGATATTGAGATGACTTTGGAAGGAAACAAACTCGTAATCAAAGCTGCATCTAAAGACGCAGATGATGAAGAATATTTGTACAAAGGCATTGCCAACCGTGCGTTTGAACGAACCTTCACTCTCGCAGACAAAGTAGAAATTAAAGACGCAGAACTGATGAATGGTATGCTTAAAATTTGGCTAGAAAACATGGTCAAAGTTCAAGATGCCGTTAAGAAAATTACTATTAAGGACAGCGAATGAATTGGTGGCCCGTTACCGATGAGGAATGGGAACAACTAAATTATCCAGAAAAATTTAAAAAATGAAAAAGTTCTTATTAAGTATACTTGAAGCCATAGAGGCTATCAAACAACATAGGTCAGGTCCTGGTCTAAAAGGTAGATAACTACCACAAGGGGTCTTGACAGACCCCTTTTTTTATTGTATAATGGAAACATTATGAAAACCGAAAAACAATACATCAAAAAAGTTCGTGTTAAAACCACGTTGGAGAATTACTATATCTGTTCACCAGAAACTAAAGAGATTGATGGTGTACAGTTTGTTTACGTAATCAAAAACATTGGTATTAGAGAAACACCTAAATTGATGCGGAAAGAATCATTAGAATATATCAGATAAGGGCCTATAGCTTAATGGTAAAGCAGTGAACTCATAATTCATTGAGTCTAGGTTCAATTCCTAGTGGGCCCACCATTTTTTATTAAGGAGTATCATGTCGATTACATTAAAAAACCTTGAGAGTGCATTGGCTGGAGAGTCAATGGCACATATCAAATATCGTTACTTTGCAAAAATTGCTCGTGAAGAAGGTTTCGAAGATGTTGCAAAACACTTTGAACACACAGCAGACCAAGAAATCAAACATGCATGGGGTCATCTTGAGTTGTTGATTGGTAAACCATCCACTAAGGAATGTTTACAAAAGGCAATTGAAGGTGAGACATACGAATTCACTGAAATGTATCCTAAATTTGAGGAAGAAGCAGAACTGGAAGGTAACGAAAGTGCCTTACTCGAAGCCCGTTTGCAAGCAGCAGAAAGCAAAGAACACGCAGAGCAGTTTGCTGAGGTTCTAGCAAAAGCAGAAAAACGTTTCGCAGCCTTGACAAAGATTGAAAAACGTCATGCAGAAGCATATCAACAAAAATTGGGAGAACTATAATGGATCATGTATGTGTAGTTTGTGGCCATGTCCACGATGAAGAAAAAGAAGGCGCATGGGATACATTACCTGATGACTTTACTTGTCCAGAATGTGACTGTGGTAAAGAAGACTACGAGGTTCTGTGAAACAAAAATTTCGTGATGCGTATATGAAAGTGGCCGAGACATTCGCAGAATTGTCCTCGGCTGTTAGACTTCATGTTGGTGCCATTGTAGTCAAAGATGACAGAATTATTTCAATTGGTTACAATGGTATGCCCTCAGGTTGGGATAACAACTGTGAGGATATGATTCGTGAAGAGCAAGATGGTATTGTTAAATACACTATAAAATCCAAACCCGAGGTACTTCATGCTGAAACAAATGCGATTGCCAAGTTGGCTAAATCTAACGAATCTGGTATGGGTGCTACTATGTTTATTACCCATGCTCCATGTTTGGACTGTGCCAAACTTATATACCAAAGTGGTATTAATCATGTTTTATACCGGAACTCTTATCGGAGTGATGATGGTATCAAGTTTTTGGAAAAAGCCTCAGTCACTGTGGAAAAAATCTAATCATCTAAATAACTAAGGGTAATGTCGCCCTTAGGAGAGCCGGATGATTATTCGTGTGGTTAACTGTCCTGATAGAGATTTCAAGCCCTTTGTTGAAAGAGCTGCTCTTTTCTACGCCAAGGAATTGATAACCAATACACGCATAAGAAATAACTGCACAACAGAAATAAAGTTCTGTACAAAAATAAACGAATATGGTTTTGCAAGTATTGAAGATTACAATACACAAAAACAACCCCGAAAATTTTTAATAGAGATTCATCCAAATCTTGGTTCAAGAAGAATACTAGAAACACTGGCACACGAAATGGTTCATGTGAAACAATACATTGAAGGTGAAACCAATGATGAATTGACCAGATGGAGAGGTAAGAGAGTTGATCCAGATAAGATTGATTATTGGGTTCAACCATGGGAGATAGATGCTTATGGCCGTGAACCAGGACTACTTACAAAATTTGCAATATCGGAACATTTGTGGGAAGTATTTGATGATTTTTGTGATCCAGCTGGCCCAATAAATTGTTATCCGATTGCATGGAAAAAATAAAAATATGTCACACCCAACACAACAAGAGTTTGTAAAAAAATTATCAACCGATTTTCCACAAAATTTCAACAACGTAAAGATGTTAGAAGTGGGTAGTTTAAATATCAATGGCACCATGAGAATACATTTCAAAGATTCTGAATATGTTGGTGTTGATGTTGACGCAGGCAAAGATGTAGATTTGGTTTGTGAAGGTCAACTTGTTGACCATGCAGATGGTACATACGACACAACAGGTTCATGTAATTGTTTTGAACACAATCCACATTGGGTGGAAACATTCCAAAACATGTATCGTATGACTAAAAAAGATGGCTTGGTTTTTATTGTGGTGCCAACAACAGGATATCCTGAACACGGCACAACAAAGTATGCTCCAAAGGACAGTCCATTGACTATTGCAAAAGGTTGGGAATATTACAGTAATCTTACAGAAGAAGATTTTCGTAAAAACTTTGATATGGATAGTATGTTTCATACATATAAGTTTGAAACAAATGATACTCCTGAATTATTTTTTTACGGATTCAAAAAATAATTTTAAGAACCGCTTGCCGAGGCTTAAAAGTTCCTATATAATAACACTATGACAAATCTTAAACACATATCCTTTACATTGCAGCCAGAGTATCGCACAATTAATTGTGGTGATAGCTCATGGGCGCCGGCCGGGTTTTGTGTAAGGAGAGAGAACTAAAACATAAGTTCTAAAAAAGACTTCAAACACAAGACCCTAGACCTAAAAAATCTAGGGTTTTTTGTTTGTTGTTTCAATACAACGTAGTGGTTGCCAGAATCTTTGGTTCTGATACAATACACACTGTTCTTTAAAAATTTGTTGTAGTTTATGTTGGGGTTTCGCCTAGTGGCCTAAGGCAACGGTCTTTGAAATCGTCATCATCAGTTCGAATCTGATAACCCCTGCCATATAAAAACATATTCTAAGAGTGTGTTTCTATATGGAAGTGTGGTCGAGTCTGGTTTATGGCAGCAGTCTTGAAAACTGCCGATCCGAAAGGGTCCGTGAGTTCGAATCTCACCGCTTCCACCAAACATAGAAGGTTGCCCGAGCGGTTAAGGGAGCAGTTTGCTAAACTGTCGTTGCGAAAGCGGCGCATCGGTTCGAATCCGATACCTTCTGCCAGTAAATGCCAGCGAGACTTGGTAGTCAGAGAGGTCTTATACACCTTTTAGCGCCAGATTAGCGTTCTTGAGTGAGTTCGATTCTCACCGCTGGTACCAAATGAAGGATGAATATGTGGAATATTAAAATTGAAAATGGAATGATATTAAATGCAAGTCCAACTTTGGATGATGCAATGAAGTTTGCAAAAGGTTACAACAAGTTTGTAACCATCACCGATGGCACTACAGAAATTGTAGGTAAGTTTGGTGTTGATGCAGTAGAAGAAAAAGTTTTACCGGATGGTGGAACATACGATTGGACCATGCGGCGTGATGAAACACACCGTAGTTCAAGGAAGAAATTAATGTAGGTGTGACCCGAAAGGCTAGGGAACGGATTGCAACCCCGTTTTATGCAGGTTCGACTCCTGTCACCTACTCCAAAATTAGTCGTATGAAAAGTAAATTTGAAATTTATACGACAAGTGTTGTTGAAATACAACACAGTGGTTGACAATGATTCATGGTTGTGTTATACTTCATCTATGAATTGAGAAATCAATCAAATGTTCTTTAAAAATTTGTTGTAGTTTTTTGCACCTATCGTCTATCGGTTAGGACGCTGCCCTTTCAAGGCGGAAAGAGGAGTTCGATTCTCCTTAGGTGTACCATTTGTTTAGTGTTATCAAGGTAGGTTCATAGACGTATGGACTACGAACCGGAGGGTGCGACTGCAAAGGTTCTGATATAACTGTTATTCGCTTGTCAGTGCTAGCTACATTGTTGACAAATAGGCAGATAACACTAAACAAATGGTAAATTATGGGGGTATAACTTAACGGCTAAAGTATCTGGCTTTTAACCAGGAAATCAGAGTTCGATTCTCTGTGCCCCTACCAAAAAATTTGGAGATGTAGGAAAATTGGTAACCCCAGTGGACTGTAAATCCGCCGCCCGAAAG